CCAGCATAGGCCGGCCCGGCGGGACCGTAGAACGTAACAATGTAGTTACGGAGCCGTTTTGGCATTGAAAATAGACGCTTAGATGCGTTGGCCTTAGCTTTGTATCCGTAGCCCAAAACAGACAACGTCTGTCCAAGGGTTAAGGAGTACTTCTTAATAAGTTCGAGTAAGCCAGCAAGAGATTGCCGGCCGACAACAAACTCAGCAAAAGGTACCATGCTAACGTTCTCTCCGTTAAGGAAAGTTCGTTTTGCAAATTCAAAGGTAGAGCCATTACGCGATTCGAGGCTCTTATGAGCCCCGATAGCGACATCTGCCCGTCTCATCAATCCTAAGTACTCCTTAGCGACACTGCTACGAGCTATCACTACGTCGTCTCCCAAGACGGCATAGCCCTCGTACCAACCTTTACCAATAGTTATCACGCCCGCCCTAAAAGCGGCCCATTGAACGATCGCATGGTGAATAAATGCCAACATCGCCCATGAAGACAGAGCTCCCATGGGTTGTCCAGTAGCATACTCCACGTAGCCTAATTCGGAAACCAATTGTTTAGGTTGGTTCTTGCCGAAAGAGACACGCGTGGGTGTATGGTACTTACGACCAACCATGAGGCAGCCCCACAACTCCGCCCCCCATGCCGTTAGGAATGGGCTTAAGAGGATCTTTTGCAAGACCAATGGGATTCGGTCAGTCGCGGACGATAAGTCAAATGAGAATACCGGTGGAAGGCGACCGTCAGACTGACGGTGTGCCTCTTGCCACCTTCTCAAATTACGAATCGGACGCTCCTGATCAAAAGTCCCATCTTGTGGAATTTGCTCCAGGAGTCCGAATACACCCTTGTGGAGTGCATTCATGATCCATTGTGTCCATGGATCGACCATGGCAAATACTCTGATCTTACCAGCCGGTTCTGGTTTGAACCCAAGTTTCCCAAGCCAATTAGTTGCTTCAAAAGGGCACGACGGCCCCGATGATGAGAGCGGAAGGGAATCCTCCCACACCCACAACTTCTTGGCCCAGGATTCTATGCGGTTCAGCACCCATATGTTCCCAGTCATTCTGCACCAATTCGTTAGAATCGGATACAGAGGACTGTGAAGCCACGTGAATGCTGAACTTAGCACCGATGCAGGTGAGGTACTTTGCGCCCCTACGGGAGCATTGTACCCTTGCACCGAAGGTCCAGACTTAGAAATTACGAATGGTTCGGCTCGGAGTGACTTCATGTACTCCAATGGACCCTCCCCCTCTTCCGACCAAAGTGCGTCAGTTACTGTTCCTTCTTTTTGGAACTTAGCCTTCAACACTTTGACCAGATGAGTGAGTACGAATTGACTAAATTCGTACCCCAAGGTAGGATCCATCCGTGTTCCGTCAGTGATCGATCTGATCTTTAATTTCCCAGGAAACTCTAAGACTCGGTATAAGCCGAATAGAGTAGCCCAGAATCTTATCGTCCAAATCTCGCCCTGACGAATACGAGCTCTGTGAAGAGCTGGAATAATAGAAGGACATCCACCATGCGTTCGACCGACCCGCGCCCCGAAAGGCGTAAGATCGTATAGGCGTTGTCCGCCAACAAATTGTTGAAGCATCGAGGAGCAAGCTTTCAGGTAGATTACCAGAAACTTGATCCCTCCTGACTTATACAACAAATGGTAGGTTTTCAACGTGGTGATAACTACTTTGACTACTGAAAGGTTAACTCTCCGTCCCAGCAATGCCACACATCCAAGGACGTGTGGTATCGCCGGTCGCCCAAGTTTTACCTTGAGCATGGCACCAAGAGACGCATAGGAGCTTAGCAGTCGAGAATACGCACGACCAAGCGTTCGCTTGAATTGTGTGATTGTCACTGTTAAGTTTATACTATACACT